GAAAACAGGGTAAAAGAGAACTGTGGACTGCCAAAATTTTTGAAGGTTGGTAACCTCAGAAAGAGTGGGATTGTTGAGATGATTGACTCTGGTGTAGACCATTTGCAGATCATGTCTGTCACTGGTCACCAGAATATATCGTCACTCAATCCGTATCATAAACACACACTTGATGCTGCTACTTCAGCATTGGAAAGGAGAAAGAAATGAATAGATTTCTTATCAGCTATACCCCAGAGCTTATTGCTAAAGAGTTATGCGATAAGCATGTAGTAAAGATGCCACTCGAAGAAGCACAAATGCTATGCACTGTGGTACGTAAGTACAACAACGAGTATGCAGATGAGCATGGACTATACCGTGCTGTACATCAGAAGCATCCATGTACTATCTGGGCAGGTATGACTAGTAGCAACTACAGGTATGCACTAGCTATGTTTGATGCTATGTGTAAAGAGTATACCTACAGGTATGGCAAGACACATGCTTCCTATAGGTTGTATGACGCTTTGAAAGACGCAGAGAAGTATGTGCCTGATGGGTATGTTACGTCACACCCTGAGTGCTTTAGTGAACACACACACTTGAAGTGTCACCAGAACTGGCCTATCGTTGGCTATCGTAAGTTCTATAAGACAAAGAAAGACAGGTTTAAAATGGTGTGGACTAAGCGACCTGTACCCTATTGGTTTGAAGAGGCGGCATGATTATGGAACATAAGAATAAGTTCATTGCTTACGGTGATGATGGTAAGATCCTTATTATCTCTAGGGATAAAAGGATAGTAGAAAATTATGTAAAGAGTAAGGAGATGGAATGATGGAAGTAATGGAAGGATACTACGACTGTATTACAGAGCGTTCAATGAATAGCAAACTAGGTGAATGTACTGTCTATACAGCATACTGGGATGGTAAAGCCGCATTTACTATACAACTGTACGACAGTGATCCGTACTGCATTTCTATAAAGGAGAATAAAGATGGTTGAGAGAAGAGTAATACCTGCTGAAGTATTTAGACACTGGGCTAACTGCTTTGCAGATGGTACATTGGAAGATGAGTATGCACCAGAGTTAGCAGAACTACTGATGTTACTATCAGCTAATGCTGAGTTTAATAACGAAATGAGAAAGACCTACGGTGGTGACTACTATGATACGACATATCATTAAAATTAATCCTGTCGCAAAGGCTGTAAGACAACCTAAGTTTAAGCAACAGGTAATACCTGATAAAAAGAAACCTAAACCTCTGCGAAAGCAGAAGCATAAAGGAGATAAGTACGATGGTTAGATATATCATAGTGACAGAGACACTGTGTGGTGACAGTTACGAGTGGACAACAGATGAGGATGGCAACGAGATTATCTATACATACGAGAGTGAGGAAACTGCTGAGAAAGAGTTAGCTATTGATATTGAAGCTATTAATGAGAACAGAGATCCAGAGGATCATGTTCACAGAGATGAGTACTTTATCCAAGAGTACACTGGTAACGAAACAGAGGAAGGAAGAGGATGAAACTATATAGAAACAGCAATGGTGTATGGGCAGGTACACAAGCCGATGCACGTAAAATGTGTGGCAAAGCTTACACTACTGTCGATGTACCAGTAGACAAGCCTAGCTTGTTAATGTTTCTCAATGCCAATAAGGTAGGCGGTGGTGCTATTGCCGATAGTCAAGACATTACAAGTGAAGCTACCGAACTGAACATGGGTGCTATGTCATGGATTAGGTGGAGCTACGATTGTATGCATAGAGGACAGTATGAAGATGCAAAAGAAATGCTACGTAAGGGATTAGAGTTAGCAAGAAAGGAAAGGACTGATGATAATTAATGAGACAAACAAACAGATGATACGAGAGATTGTAGTGGAACTGTTTAAAGAAATTATAGATGAAAAGTGGGAAGATGAACAAGTTGTAATGTTAAGTCAATGGGTTGATGGTATCATAGCCAATAAGGTAGACAAGTATGAAGTAAATGTTTATGGTGTATCATTACGGGAGGGATTATAGATGATGTGGATATTAGTATGGATGCAACTTGTAACTAATCAAGGAGTTGATTACTACCAGTTGGGTAACTACGGTAAAAAAGAAGAATGCCAACTGGCATTGAAAGAAGCAGTGGTTCTTGTGAACCATAGCTCAGAAACACTAGCATGTTTAGAAGTGGATACGAGATGACTGACAAAGAGAAATGGATGAAAGATACACTAAAGAAAATTGAAGATCTTTACTACGAATCATGTGACCATAAACTTAATCGTGTAAGTAGTGCATTAGGTATGGTTGAAGACACGATAATGCATGAGCAAAAAAGATTAGAAGAAGATACTGAAGACCATGCATTAGCTACATTTACAGCGGAGTACTGACATGTGGGTAATACTTGTTACATTATCTATGGGTGACCCATTCGTTATACCATACAAAACATTCGAGCATGAAGATGCATGTGTAGAATACGTAAACAATTCTAATAACACAGACACACTTGCCATAGAAGTAATAGCGATAGCAGGTTTTAATGATCCAGTAACGGGTATTGTCTGTACAATTAAAGGAGTAGGTAATGAGATACGCAGTTCTTATTGATGTAGATGGTGACATTATGTACGTACCAGAGGATACGAATGGCTTTCGTAACTACCCAGAGCCTAAGATATTTAATAGCCTTGGAGATGCGGTAAAAGAAATGAAAAACTGGAATACTGGTGTTGTCGTAGAGTACAAGGAAGATAATGTTAATACCTCAATACGTGAGATGACTGATGAAGAAAGATTAAGAGCAATGTATAGGAGTAAAATGAACAATGGTTAGAGTTAGATCGACAGCAGAGATGTCTAAATTTTTAGAGTGGGAAGGTGAAGTACCTGATGAAATACCAGAGGATGAAAGATGGTATTGGATCAAGCACAACATCGAGGGTGACGAGTTCCATGAACCTGACCCAACACAAGGAGATTGGATATGGGGAACAGAAGTTGAAGTAATAGAGGACAAAGATTAGTGTTGCATTTAATTTTAATTGAGTGCTATAATTCCAACTGAGAAATTTAGAGGAAACAAAATGTCAGATAATCCACACCAACCATGCCCATACAAAGAGTGCAGTTCTTCGGATGCATTCAACTGGAATGACGATGGTTATGGTCACTGCCACTCATGTCACAGAGCATACCCAATGAAGAACATGCCTGAGACTTTCGAGTGGGTTGCAGAAACCTACCCATTAAAAGAACGTATACAACCACAGAATATACAGGTATCAGGTGTTAAGTATACAGGTATACGAGACATAGATCCTGACGTTTGCCAGTTGTATGGTATCCAGATACAGACAGGTGCAAACGGTGAGGATATAAGATACGCATTCAAGTATCCACACACAATCAAATACAGAATGTGTAATGATAAATCCAAGTCATGGGTAAAGGATCGTGGCCTTGGTATGAATTATCTTTTCGGGCCTGAGTTTAATGCAGGTACAGGTAAACGTATCTACATAACAGAAGGTGAGTTTGATGCGGCATCACTCTACCAAATACTTGGTAAGTCTTTCCCAGTAAAGTCACTACCCTCATCTTCTATCGGTGAGAAGTTCATCAAGCACAATCTTAAATATCTATCATCGTTTAAAGAGATAGTGTACGCAGGTGAGCTAGACCCACCTGGGCGTAGGGCTGCTAATAAATTGTATCAGGCATTCCCTGAGAAGTTCTTCTACGTACCTATGACAGAGTGTAAGGATGCTAACGAGTTCCTTATGACAGGTAAGCAAGACAAGATAATGTGGGCAGCTAGGTCACCACAGAGATACACACCAGAGAATTTCTTCTGCTCTGATGCTGATGTAGAAGCAGCAATTAAGAATGAGAACCCATATGAGTACATACCTACAGGTCATACAGGTCTTGATGAAAAGATACGTGGTATGGTTAAAGGTGGACTCACATTCATCAAAGCACCTCGTGGTACTGGTAAAACAGAAGTGATTCGATACTTCGAGACAGGCTTACTGAAGAATGGTGAAGATGCTGTAGCTATGCTTCACATGGAAGAGATGAAGTCTACTACATACAGAGCTATGGCTACGTATGAGTTAGGTGTAAACGTCAGAACAAAAGAAGATGCGGAACAAAACAACGTATCAGAAAGTAATGTTATTGAAGCGGCAAAGATTGCTACCAAAGGTGAGAAGTCAATCATCTTTGAAATGATGTCTCACGATGACCCACTCAAGGTGTTGGACTACGTTAGACTATCAGCAACTGTCTATGGTGCAGGGTATGTATTTATTGACCATGTACAACGTCTGGCCTACTTATCTAACTCAGGTGTTGATGGTGCTACCAGTACACTCACCACATTAGGATCTCGAATGGCTCAGTTAGCTAAAGAGTTAAACATTGGTGTCGTATTCATATCACAAGTGAATGATGATGGACGTACAAAGTATGCGGCTTCTCTTGAAGAAGAGGCAATCATTTGTATCAAGCTTGAACGTACAGCAGAAAGTGAGGACGAGGTGGAGCAGAACACTACAAACTTTATCGTAGATAAGAACAGACCGTTTGCTAAATTAGGTAGAGCAGGTTCTGTATATTATGATCCTGTAACTACAATATTGAGAGAGGATCTGTTTACAAGTGAGGCTGAAGTGGCATGAGGTGTTGGCATTGTAATACAAGATTGATTTGGGGTGGTGACCATGACTACGAAATGAGTGATGATTTCTGTATGGAAACAAATTTAAGTTGCCCTAAGTGTAAATCGTTAGTACTTGTGTACCTACCAACTGATGATGAAGAGGAAGAAGATTAATGGCGATAGAGCAAGGAATTATATTTGATATCGAAGCAGATGGCTTGCTTGAAGATGCAACCAGAATACATTGCATGTCTTATACTAGAGATGGTTTAAGTATTCATACCGTTGATAGCTATGATTACATGCGTAGAATACTACGAAGAGAGCCTGTCCTTATAGGACATAACATCGTCAGGTATGATATACCATTGCTAGAAAAGATATTAGGAATAAAAATAAAATCTAGATTAATTGATACATTACCTATGTCTTGGGTAATGAATACAGACAGAGCAAACCATAAACTAGAATCATTTGGTGAAGAGTTTGGTATACCCAAACCTGTTGTAGATGATTGGGAAAACCTTAATGCTCGTGTGTACAAACACAGATGCGAACAAGATGTCAGAATAAACCACAAGCTTTATAAAAATTTAAATGATAGATACATGATGGTGTACAAGTGCCAGAATAATCTAAATAGATTTTATCAATACCTGACATTTAAAATGGAGTGTGCATACGCTGCAGAAGAAAGCAGATGGAAACTCGACAAAGAGTTAGCACTTAGTTGTATAGATAAACTAAAAACAGAGCAGGAAGAAAAAGTAGTTGAACTTAAAACAGTTATGCCAATGAGGACTTTGTTTCGTAAGAAGTCTAGGCCAAAGGTAATGCATAAAAAAGATGGTTCATTATCTAAACAAGGTGAAGAATGGAATGCACTACTGTTTGAGCATGACCTACCATCTACCTACTCTAGAGAAATAAATGTTGTTAAAGGTGTGGAAGAAGCTAATCCAAAATCATCTGAGCAAGTTAAAGAATGGTTGTTCTCTCTAGGTTGGGAACCATGCACCTTTAAATATATTAAAGAGTCACCAACAGAAACAAGGCTTATACCACAAGTCAGAAAGAATGGTGAGCTTACTAAATCAGTTAAACTATTAATAGAAAAGAACCCAGTTGTGGGTGTGCTAGACGGACTCACAGTTATACAACACAGACTTGGTATCTTTGAAGGGTTAATCGAATGCGAGAGGGATGGGTATGTACAAGCGAGTGTAAATGGTCTTACTAATACTTTGCGTTTTAAACACAACAAACCTCTGGTCAACTTACCTAGTATTGATAAGCCTTGGGGTAAGGAGATACGTGGTTGCTTGATTGCACCAGAAGGTTACAAGTTATGTGGTGCTGATATGACATCTCTTGAGGACACAACTAAACGACATTACATGGAACCCTATGATCCTGAATACGTAGCAGAAATGTCTCGTGAGGGTTTTGATCCACACTTAGACTTAGCTAAACATGCAGGTGCTATTACGCAAGAGGATATAGATAAACACAATGCAGGTGATATCTCTTTAAAAGATTTACGTAAGAACTATAAGGTGGTGAACTACTCTGCAACCTATGGTGTAGGTGCAGCTAAGTTATCTAGAGAAACAGGCATGACAGAAATAGAAGCAAGAAAACTTTTAAATGCATACTGGGCAAGAAACTGGTCAGTGGCTAAGTTTTCTACTGACAACCTAAAAAGAATAAGAAAGATTGCAGGACAGATGTGGATAAAGAATCCTGTAAGTAACTTCTGGCATACACTTCGTTATGAGAAGGATGTATTCTCTACACTCAATCAGTCTACTGGTGCTTACTGCTTCGATAAATGGTTAGCTATCTATCGTAAGTCCAGACCTAATATATGTGGACAGTTCCACGATGAATCAATCAACCTCGTGAAAGAGGGTGAAGAAGAACGACACAAGTTTATACTTGTATCTGCTATTAATAAACTAAATGAGGAGTTAAAATTAAATGTTGAACTAGGAATAGATGTACAGTTCGGAAATAAATATTCTGAAATACATTAAAAAAGTCTTGCATGTGCTTTTTGATACATGCTACAATTCAATTCTAAACACTAAAGGAGTTAGCAAATGGCTAAAATTACTGTTACTGGAATCGCTCAATGGGCAAAAGTATTTGAAGAAAACCGTGACCTAGAAGGTTATCAAGGTCAGTGGAAAGATACTGATGGACGTTGTACTATTAATGTTATCTTGGATAAGGATAATTACGCCAAGGTAAAAAATGCAGGTTGCATGTCCAATGGTAAGGATGATCCACAAGGACGTGGTATGGACATAAAGTTCTCACGTAAGTTTGAGACACCAAATGATTGGGATGGTGGAGCACCATCAGTTTACAAATCAGATGGTAGTCTTTGGAACTTTGAAACCGATGGTGTCATTGGTAATGGTTCAGAGGTTCTTGTAGAATTAGACATCTACAAAAACAAAAACTATGGCACTACTACTACTCGACTTGAGCGAGTAAAGGTACTCAAACATTTGGAGTATGATGCTTCTGCTGATAAGGAAGATCCCTTCACACAGAATGTTTCTTCTACTACAGAGGCAACTTCTTCTGAAGAAATTCCATTCTAAGGAGTGAGCAATGCCTAACATTGAAACACTCGTTGAAGATATCTATGGTGTCATCGAAGGAAAGGGTGGGTGGGATAAGACAATCACAGATTATCTAGCAAAGAATATTTCTCAAATAGCTGAATCAAGATTCAAGGAACCTCAGAAACCCAGAGGGTATTTAAGTTTATCCTCTGTGGGTTCACCCTGTAAAAGAAAGACTTGGTATAGAATAAATAAAACAGAGGAAGCTGCACCGCTAAAACCTCAACTACTTGGTCTTTTCTTTTACGGGGATCTTTTAGAAGCCCTAGTTCTTTCACTCGCTAAAGCTGCAGGACATGATGTCCAAGGTGAACAGGACAGACTATCAGTTAATGGTATCAGGGGTCACAGAGATGCGGTCATTGATGGTATAACTGTTGATGTAAAGTCTACATCACGTTATGGAATGAAGAAGTTCAAAACAAATTCATTACGTGATGATGATCCGTATGGTTATATAAGTCAGCTTAGTTCATATGTTTATGCAGGTAAGAATGATCCACTAGTTACTGATAAAAATCGTGGTGCTTTTCTTGTCGTACAAAAGGACAGTTTTGAATTACACTTAGATATGTACGACTTTGATAAAGAACTTACTACTAAAGAAAAAGAAATAAACGAAGTAAAAGATCTAGTCGTGGGTAAAATACCAGACCAGAGATTAGAAGTTGTACCTCAGTCAGAAGGATCTAAGAATACTAAACTATCCTATGCATGTAGTTCATGCGAATATCGTAAGATATGTTGGCCTGAAGCTCGTGTATTTAAATACTCATACGGTAAAGAGTATCTAATTGACGTAGTTAAAAAGCCCAGAGTAGAGGAGCTTATAGATTGAGTAGACGTGCCAAACAGAAAGGAAGATTAGGCCAACAGGAGATAAGAGATGCTTTACTTGAGTCGTTTCCTGAACTAGAACCAGATGATGTAAAGTCTACAGTTATGGGTGAAACTGGTGCAGATATCCAGTTATCCCCTGCTGCTAGAAAATACATACCTATTTCTATAGAAGTAAAAAGAAGAAAGTCTGCACTCAAGACCGTGTATGATTGGATAAAGCAATGTACTAACCATGACAAAGGTGACCCTGTAGTTTTTTACAGATCAGATAGACATCAATGGTTAGTAATATCAGAACTACCACACTACCTTAAACTGATAAGGAGTTTAAAAGAAGATGGCAAACAGTGACGTAGTACACATGAAACAGGTTAAAATCTGGGATGTCCTATCAGGCCCATACCCATGTGATCTACCTGATGAACAAGACGTACACTACAATGTATGCAAAGTTGAAATAGAAGGAAAGGTAATACAAATGGAATACTTTTTTGATAGCTTTAATGATGCGTATGAAATGGTAAAATATTTTCAGTCTAACATCGAACCTCTTGAGTTAGAGATTGATGATCGTGATTGACTTTGAGTTTTACTTGAGTATAACTAAGGACTTTAGTTGTGGAATATGAAGTAATAATAAAATTAAAAATAGATCCAGATTCTTATATCTTTGAACTAGGAAAAGATAATACATCAGGTGATGTAAAAGAACTCATGGAGAATGTTTTGTATGACATAGAAGATGTAGAAATAGTTGAGTGTGAGGTAATAAGACAATGATAACGAAAGAAGATATAGAACATTTTAAATACTGGAACGAACCGAATATGGAAATGACTTGGTATCAAGCTCGTGCTGCTGAAACAGCAGTATATAAAGATGCACATCAGGTAATTTATCCTGCACTTGGCCTGGCTGCAGAAGCAGGTGAAGTAGCTAATAAAGTTAAAAAGATATTACGTGACGGAAACTTTGACAGGGATGCTATTGCAGATGAGGTTGGAGATTGTCTATGGTACATAGCTGCACTATGTCGTGATCTAAATGTAGAGATGGCTGATATAGCACAGAAGAATTTAGACAAACTACAAGACAGAAAGAAACGTGGTAAGATACAAGGAAGTGGGGATAAAAGATGAGTGAGATATTTACAGCAATGTTTATACTTGCATCAATAATTGCAGGTGCAATTTGGGTAGTCACGAGGAGATATGATAAATGAATAACCTACTTCCAACAGACTATCAGTCTTTTATACACACCTCACGTTATGCACGTTGGCTAGAAGATGAAGGCAGAAGAGAGTCATGGACTGAAACAGTAGGTAGATATGTATCTAATGTTGTCCATACAAATGTAGATGAAGAAACAACAAATAAAATAGAACAAGCCATACTTGCATTAGAAGTAATGCCAAGCATGAGAGCAATGATGACTGCTGGCCCTGCTGCTGACAGAGATAATACTTGCATGTATAATTGTTCTTACTTACCTGTCGATGATCCCAAGTCTTTCGATGAAGCTATGTTTATATTACTATGTGGTACTGGTGTAGGTTTTTCTGTAGAACGTCAGTTTATACAGCAACTACCAGAAGTTCCAGAACTGTATGATAGTGATACTATTATTGCAGTAAAAGATAGTAAGGAAGGTTGGGCAAAAGCATTACGACAAGTAATAGCATTACTATACAGTGGTGAGATACCTAAGTGGGATATATCGAAAGTCAGACCTGCAGGTTCTCGACTTAAAACATTTGGTGGTAGAGCTAGTGGCCCTGCCCCTCTGGTAGACTTGTTTAACTTTGTTATAAAGATTTTTAAAGACTCACAAGGACGTAAGCTATCATCAATAGAGTGCCACGATATAATGTGTAAGATTGGTGAAGTAGTTGTAGTGGGTGGTGTTAGACGTAGTGCTATGATCTCTTTATCTAACCTGAGTGATGATCGTATGCGACATGCTAAGTCAGGACAGTGGTGGGAGAACGAACCACAACGTGCATTGTCTAATAACTCTGTGTCTTATACAGAGAAACCAGATGCCATATCTTTTATGAGAGAATGGATGGCACTAGTAGAATCAGGGAGTGGTGAACGTGGTATATTCAATCGTGAAGCAAGTAAGAAACAAGCTGCAAAGTATGGAAGACGTGACCCTAACTACGAGTTTGGTACTAACCCCTGCTCGGAAATTATTTTACGCCCTTACCAATTTTGTAACCTCACTGAGGTTGTCGTTAGAGCTACAGATTCTTATGACGATCTGGCACGTAAAGTTAAGTTGGCAACAATTCTTGGAACTATTCAGTCTACCTTTACTAAGTTCCCATATCTGCGAAAAGTGTGGCAACGAAATACCGAAGAAGAACGACTGTTGGGTGTGTCGCTCACTGGAATAATGGATAATCCATTAATGACTACAAAGAATAAAGGATTGGAGAAGACTCTTGAACATTTACGAGAAATTGCTGTTAATACTAATCTTGAGTATGCTAATCGGCTTGGCATTCCACAAAGTACATCTATCACCTGTGTCAAGCCCAGTGGAACAGTTAGCCAACTTGTTGACAGTGCCTCTGGAATACATGCAAGACACAGTAGGTACTACATAAGAACAGTAAGAGGTGATAACAAAGATCCTCTTACACAGTTTATGATAGATCAGGGAATACCTAGTGAACCTTGTTTTATGAAAGGAGATACTACAACTGTATTTAGTTTTCCAATCAAATCACCAAGAGGTTCAGTAGTTACTGCAGATCAAACTGCTATTGAACAGTTAGAGATGTGGTTAATCTATCAACGTAATTGGTGTGAACACAAACCAAGTGTGACTATCAATGTTAAAAAGGATGAATGGTTTGAAGTCGGAGCGTTTGTGTATGAGCACTTCGATGAAATGTCAGGTGTATCTTTCTTACCATATAACGAGCATACGTACCAACAAGCACCATATCAAGAGGTTGACAAGCAGACTTATAATAGTTTACTATTAACCATGCCAAAGAGTATTGATTGGTCTAAACTCTCGGACTATGAGAAAGAAGATGGTACTAGTTCTAGTCAGCAGTTTGCTTGTACTGGTGACGTTTGTGAAATTGTAGATATAACTTAGGAGTATATAATGCTACAACCAATTAAAGGATCATACTACAGGAAGTTTCAACCTAAATCATATAAGGAGAATGACAGTAAGGCTAAAACAGTAATAACAAATTACCTAGAAGGTATTGGACATACTATCCTTGATACAGAAGAAGACTTTTCTTTTGACATAAAGAGTGAGAAAAATGGTGGTATGTATTACTCTGAAGTAGAGATGAAGAACCAATGGATAGGTGATTGGAATCCTAAATGGAAAGAGATACGTATACCGTATAGAAAGTATCGACTTATAAATAAATATAAAAAAGTAGAAGCTGACAATACATACTGTAACTTTTATGTAATACGTCAGGACTGCAAACAAGCATGGAGAATCAAAGACTACCAACTTACTGAAGAGTGTGCAAAGGAGATATGGTTAGCTAATGCTAGACGAAAAGAATACTTCTTTCATATTCCTTACACTGAAGCGGAGCTAGTTACACTATGAAGTACGACCCTGTTAATAAACCTGCCCACTATAATTTAGATGGTGGTATAGAGTGTATTGATTATATAAAGCAAGTATTAGGTGAAGATGGTTTCATAGCATACTGTCATGGTAATATGATAAAGTATCAACACCGACATAGATATAAGACTAACCCTGTAGAAGATATGGAGAAGGCACAATGGTATCTAAACAAAATGCTAGACGCAATGAAGGCAAAAAGAAAGTAAACCCCTTCAATGAAGGTCAGGTTGCTTTTAAAAAAGGTGAGTTGGGTAATCCCTACCCGACCAATACTAATAACAATAGAAGTTGGGAGTTTGGTTTTAATACAGCCTACTTTACCAACCTAAAAAAAGTAAAAGAGCATGAGCAAAAAATTAGCAGAAGAAGCGAGAAAGTTTACACAGACTAAGAGAAGCCCAAAAACAATGAAGCCCCTCACTGCGAGAAGATACCTAGCAGGTCAAGCACTTGCTGGGTTACTCGTTCACAGTAGAGGGGCATCTCAAATGTATGATATAAAGAAAGCAGCTTACGATTGGGCTGACTTTATGTTAGAAGATGATTAGTCTCCTACCTGAAGCGGTTCACCTATACCTCCAGCTTCTTCTTCTTCTATCACGTCCAGAATATATAATCGTCTGTTTATCTCATCCTCAATATCTGTAGCTCTAGATAGATACTCTTTAGCAGTTTCAGCACCGTCAAACTTATCAGGGTTTCTATCTATGACATTATCAACTTTACCAAATTTTGCTGTTATCAATTCATATTGATTTCTTATATATCCTATAGTTCTCTTTTTTAATTTAGGATCTAATAGAGC